GCGCGATGGCGGTCCCAATGGCCGCGATGGCAATGGGCACCAACAGCACCCACGTCAGGAAGCCGCTGATCGAAACACCGAATAGCGCGAGGGCCGCCTGGAAGGGACCGGCCACGAAGCCGAGGCCTGCCAGCGCACCGACAAGCGTTAGGACGGCACCGCCCACGGCCAGCACGCCATTGGCCGCAATCGTGACGGCGGGGTTAGCCTTGGCGAGTTCCTGAAGGGTAACGAGAAAGTCACCGGCACCACTGAAGAGACGGTTCCACCATGGGATAAGGGGCTTACCCAATTCCTCGCGCAGATTGGCGAGACGCTGGAAGAACAGGGCGCTGGCAGCATTGGGGCCCTGGTTGATGGCGTCGGCCATCTCGTAGGCCGTGGCACTGCCATTACCCATAGCGGTCTCGATTTGCCCCATGCCGGTTTCAAGGCTCGACATATTGGCCATCAGGGCGTTGATGGCGTTCACGGCCTCATCGGTTCCAAAGGCCTCCTTGAGCTCGACGGCGGCGGCTGCCTGTGACAAGTCAGGGAAGCGCTTCCGGATGAGGTCCAATATTTCGAGGATACTGCGGAGCCGTCCGGTTGCCGGGTTCACAAACTCCAAATCGAGCTGCTTGCCCGCGCGCGCGGCGTTATTGACGAAGGCCTTGAATTGGGTACCGGCTTCCGCGCCGCCCTTCGTTACGGTCTGGAGGGTGCCAAGAATGGCAAGCTGCTCGGCAAGCGGCACGTTCGCCGCGCTGGCAATGGCACCGAGGCTGCTGATAGCGTCGGCCATCTGCTTGCCGTCGGTGCGGTAGGCCTTCACGGTCGTGGCGAGGCCACCAGCAAAGACGTTGGCGAATTCTTCGTCAGAGGCTTCGGCCATCAATGACTTGAACGCGCCGTAGCCCTGCGCGAAGACATTGACCATTTGGTCAATCGTGCTCTTCGTGCCCTTCGCTGTCACGCCAGCCAGGGCGGTGAATTCGCCTACGGCCTCCTCAGAGATACCCGACAGCGCAGAGCGAATCGTATAGGCCGCGCGAACGAATTGATCCTTGGTGGTACCGGCGAAGTTGTTGGTGAATTCGCGCGCGGCGTTGTCGAGGGCTTCCAGGTCCTTGACGCCAAGAGAGGATATTTCTGCCAGAGCTGCCTGAGTCTCACCCGTGGCCCGTACCAGCATAACCGGGATGGCCAGCATGGCAGCGCCCGCTGCCGTAAGGCCGACGGTCAGGCGACCGATATTGGCGTCCAGCTTGTCGAGCTTGTTCTCTTCAACGTCGAAACCGAAGCGGGTAATGAGTTCACGAATGATCATGACTTATCCCTCTTCGGTTTGCAGGCTTCCGCCTTGATGTCCCCGCGCATGTCGAGCAGGTCGTTACAGTCGAGCACGTCCTCCATGCTCCAGTGGCATTCGAGTTCCTGAAGGGTGGCGCACCCTTCCAGCACTAAGCGCCAGATGGGGTACTCGGCGGCGAGGTCATGGTCGAGTTCGCCCGGTAGGCTAGACTTTGGAACAGGGCCGAAACGCCGCCACCTTTTGGCCCTATCCCGAAAAAACTGTTGGCCTCGATGACGAAGTTCAGGGCGGCGACCAGCTCCCCGTAGTTCGCGCAGTACGCGGTATCGAAGGCCTGCTCGGTGATCTCCACGCCATCGCGGCGGGTCATCTCCAACAGGCCCAGCACCAATGCCAGTACCTTGGCATCGTCGATGTGCTCCAGGATGGTGTTGACCATCTGGGATCCATCCAGGCTCAGGTCTGCATCGAGCAGGCTCCCGCCACCGACCGACATCTTAAGGCCCGAGATTACGGGTGCCAGCGTCTTGGCAAGGTTGGTCTGGATGCGCAGGCCCTTACGGGCGGGAAACTGGGTCACCATGTACTCGTGGCTATCGCCCTGTGCGTCCTTGAGGGTGCGGGTGTGCGTGGTGATCATTACGAGTTGCCACCCACCGTGACGTTGGCGGGACCGCAGTCGATCATCCACACGCGGTCGCTCAGGTCCTTGGCCTCATCGACATCCGGGACACGGGCAATCCACGCCTGGGGCGCAGAGATTTGCGTCGTGCCGTTCAGGTCCTTGAGCTGCACCGGGAAGATGCCGGCACCGGAAAGCTCATCAGCCACCTTGAAGGCGTTGAGCACGTCGTTGCTGGGGCTCGTCTGCTTGAGCGTTACCTCGAAGCGGCCCGAGCGGTTGGCCGAAAGCGCGCGGCTTGTGATGCCGTCTGCGCCCGTGACCTTGGTGGCGGCGTCATCATCGGGGATGAACCGGACCATGGAGTTTTCGCTGAAGCCCTGGAGCGGGTTGCCGCCCACGGTCATCAAGATGTTCTTCGGGGAGTAAGTGCGTACTTGGCTCATGGTGTTGATCTCTCCTTACGGCGCGACGTGGCCGCGAATAACAACCTTGTGGATGGCACCCGCGAGACGGGCCTCGAAGGTAACGCCGCGCAGGATGCGGTCTGCACGGTCGGCAAGCTCAGTGTCGGCCACGCGCGGCACCGTGATGGTGAAGCCGGGGATTACCGTCACGTTGTCGGTATCGAGAGTGTCGGGCGCAATGACACCCACGTCCTGCGCGATGCGGAGCTGCCCGCGCACGACGTTCTCGATCTGCGCGATGCCCGGGTCAGTGAACGCCACCTTGGGCTGGTTCACGAGCAGGCGGTACACCTCCTCGGTAAGGCGCTGGGTCAGCCAGTCGAGGCCGTGAATCACGTCGATGTATTCGCCGGTGATCATCGTGCCTTCGCTCGTGATGTTGGTTCCCGCCACCGTCGTGTAGATGTTGACGTTCTTGTCCCGCGCGTTGTCGCGCTGGGTGGCGGTCAGGACCGATGGCGTTACGCCCACGAGGTTCTTGAATTTCCACGTCGCAGAGCCGGGGTCTGTGGGGAGCATGCGGCCAAACCACGCAGCCTGCCAGCCCTGCACGGCTGCCGGGGTGTTGGAGCCGGCCCACAGCAGGAAGGTGCGGTCATAGCCCGCGATGCGCAGGTCATAGGCCAGCGTGGCGGTATCGCTGCCCAGCGTGGTACCGATGGTGTCGGCTTCGCGAGTCTTGGCGGCGAAGATTTTACGTTGCGGCTGAATCCACTCCGCAATATCGAGCATGCGGTCTTGATAGCCGCTGTCCATGTCGTCGGCGACATACAAGGCGTACCAGTCATCATTGACCGCCTGGATGGCTGTCAGGTCCGCGATGGTCGTAGCCTCATCACACTGACCCAGCAAGAGGCGCTGAGGCCGCAGGGCTTGGCTGAAGTACATGGCTGCGACCTTGTAGAGCTCCATCTCAGACGTGAAGCCGTCGGCAATGACTTCCGCGAGGCTGGCATAGGCCTTCACGATGTCGGTGCCCGAGGCTGTGGTCTGGAAGTTGTTGGCGACCGCGAGCAATGTGCCGAATCCGACGCGCGTGAGCTGGGCGGTGTCTCGGGTGATCTGTACGTCAACGATCTCGCGGAGTTCTTCTTGACTCATGTGGGTCTCCTACGGGGCGACGTGCCCGCGAATGACTGTTTTATGGATGGCACCCGCGAGGCGGGCGTTGAATTCGACATCGCGCAGGATGCGGTCTGCGCGGTCGGCAAGTTCCGTCTGGGTGATGCGCGGCACCGTGACGGTGAAGCCCGGTTCCGTGGCGGTGTCGGGGGCGATGAGGCCCACGTCCTGGGCGACACGCAGGCGCGAGCGCAGGGCGTTTTCGATGGCGGCAATGCCTTGGTCGGTGTACGGCACCTTCGGGCTGTTGACGAACAGGCGGAAGTAATCCTCGCGGATCCGCTGGACCAGCCAGTCAATGCCGTGGATGATGTCGATGTACTCGCCGGTCGCCACCGTTCCGTAGCGCATGGCCCGGATGCCCGTCACGTTGCTGAACAGGTTGACGTTCTTGGCAAACAGGTTAGTGCGCTGGTTGGCACTCAGGGCGGCGGGCGTGACACCCGCGAGCTGCTTGTGTGCCCAGCTATTGGAGCCGGGGTCTGTCGGTAGCATGCGGCCCAGGTAGGCGGCGGGGCTGGCAACATTGACCACGGTTTCACCCGGCACAAGAATCTCGATGTTGTCATAAGTGATGGTGAATTGTGCTTCACCCACGCCATTGCCAGCGGTCAGGGTAACCGAGTATTCGCCAGCGGATGGAATGTCTAATTCAAGCGTGATGGTCTCGACTTCCTGAGCATCTTGATCGTAGATTTCCGTGGCATCAAGGAAGACCTGCAAGCGCGCCGTTGCCACCGAGATAGCCGTCACGTCAATGGTCAGGGTATATATCCCTGCTTCTGGAAAGTCGATGGCTTGATTCAGGTTACTGGCCCATGGGTTGGTTGCCGTGCTGGTCATGACGGCATTGCCGCCTGCGAAGTTGCCTGAGCCTTGAGAGACAGTCCAGCCAGTAGCACCGTCAGCAAAATCACCGTTGGTTACGAGGTTGTCGTTCTCGACAAGAGAGCTATCACCAGTCCACACCGTGAATGCCCGGTCATAGCTGAGCGTGCGGAGCCGCGCCGAAAGGGTTGTGGTGTCGTCGCCCACGGTCTCATCGATGGTGTCGGCACCGAAGGCCAGGAAGCCCACGATGCGCTCTTGCGCCTGAATCCACGCCGCTATATCGACCATGCGGTCAATGCGGGTGTCGCCGCCGACAACGCCGTCGGTGTCGATGACGATGAGGGCGTACCAGTCAGGGTTAACGGCATCGATGGCGGTCAGGCTCGTGACCGGTGCACTGGAATCGTATTCGCCGATGAGCAACCGCTCAGGCCGAAGGGCTTGCCCGAAGTACGCGGCGGCTGCCCGGTAGACATCGGTACCGGCCTCAAAGCCAGCATCCACTACCCCGGCCAAGCTGGCAAATGCCTCGACCACTTCGCCGGTGATGTCTTCCACACCGGGAGCTGCAAGCAGTGCCGTGCCGAAGCCGACGCGCGTCAGGCCCGCAATATCGCGGGTGATCTGTACATCGACAATCTCTTGAAGTTCGGCTTGGCTCAAGGGGCTTCCTCGGGTTAAGGCTCTGGGTCTTCCTCAATGGGTTCCCCGATTATAGAAGTGGTGTCAATTTCGGTGTCGGTGCCGTCAGGCGTTCCCGTGCCCTCCAGTACCACCGTTTCGATGAGGCCGGGAGTTTCCTGCAGGGTGTTGCGCCACCGGAACCGCACCGGCATGATGGCGCGGCCCTCGAAATCCGGGTTACGGAGCAGGCTCAGGTCTTGCACCGGCAACGTATCGACAATGCCGACACCCCCCACCCGTAGCGCGTCTTGCACGGCTTGGCCTTCAAGGCTCATGCTGAGGCTCATGAGCAGCGGCGGTGCCCCGTTGAAGTCCCGTTCTGCCGCAAAGGCCTCGACCTGCACGGTCAGGTCAACATCCGACTGGATGTCGCGCGCGCCGGTCTCGCCGTCCACATCACCAAAGTGATCGTGCCCCAGCGGCACCATGGCGCTGAGGCTCAGGGTAACGTAGGGACGTGCGGGCCGTGGCGCGTTCTGCTTGGCCCAAATGACAGGAGCCGGAGTAACTACCCCGGCGGCCCATGCCTGTATGGCGGTCTGGACTTGCGCCCATGTCGTGGACATCAATCGTCTCCTTCTTCCTCGGGCGGGTCAACTACGGTTTGGTCATTCAGGCGCTGGACGATGCAGCGGTAGTGCGGAAGGATGCCGCTTTGCCACGGCTCTACCCGCACAACCTCGCACCAATCCCCGAAGGCCAGTACATGGTCGGGGTTCACCGTGGAGTCCAGGCCACGCAGCGCCGTCGTGGTGATGACGCTGTAGGCGGCGGTCTCGCGGCGACCCTCGGGCAGCTTGTCGTACTCCTGTCCGCTCAATGGCTGGACAGTGCCGACAAACGTGAACGATGCCCACGCGCCATTCTGCCATACGCCAGCAATGTACTGGCCTGCGCCAGGGCGACGGGCGGATTGCAGGCTGCCAAAGAAGCTCATGTGTATTCCTCCACGTGGCGAACGCTCTGGACCATTTGCCCGGTATCGATCAGCGGGTTATCCACCATGACGCCCGGCCCGACCTTAGCGCCCTTGCGCTCCTGGGTGGACTCCGCATTGGGCGGGTCGGTGAAGGCCTCGATGTGGTCCCGTACGATGGCCTGATACTTTTCTCCCAACAGACCCATGGCTTTCTCGACCGTAAGGCGGCCCGCCAGGATGCCGTCGAAAGCACGGGTTATGGACTGCTCCATGACTTGGCGGTTCGCGTCAAAAGCTTGAGCATGAGCTGGGCGCGCGGGGATGCGCTCGGTGCCGAATTCGTTGAAGGCCGCGATGTCCACCATATCGACACCATCGTCGCGCTTTTCCCCGGCCTGAATGCCGATGCGGGTCGATGCGCCCTTGAGGCGCTGCATGTCCCGCATGATGCGGGCATAGCCGTGGTCGATGTCCTGAACGATGGGCTTGCTGGAGCCGGAACCACTGGGCCGTGGTGCGCCGCTAGACCCTTTGATGAAACGGCCCTGTGCGTCACGCCGCGCAGCCATTACCCGATCTCGATATCGGACCGGGTACGCGCTCCCATGACGTGCTGGCGACGCAGCCGCACAAACTCCTGCCCCCACACCGTGCGGTCATACCGGGTAACGTCCGCACCGGCAGCGCCACCGATGGGGCCATAGCTGCGGGCGAGCTGCCCCTCCTTCTCGCTGGTCACCACGCCGCCCGTGCCGCTCGTGGAGCCGCCTGCATCGCCCGCTATCTCCAGCATGTGGGCGGCCAAATAGGCAACGGCCAGGTTGCGGTTACGTCCGAAGACGGCCCCAACCTGGCCGGTGGCGATTGCTATGACGGCGGCAACGCGCTCGCTATCGAGGCTCGCAAATTTCGGCGCAATGGTCGCCAGATGCTGCGCGGGAGTCGCCATGGTTATGCCTCATTGTCTTCGCTCTTCACGGCGGTCTTCTCGATGACTTCAAGGCGCTCGGCAGCCAAGGCCGCGAGTTCCTTGTCCTTGGAGTTCGCCAGCTTGCGAAGCCGCTTGATGTCCAGCATCTCGGCAACGTCAGCCAGCATGGCCTCGCGGGCCTC